TGCTTCGAGGAATGTTTTTCCATTTTTTCTGTGGGATACATCCTTGCCATCACCGTTACCGTAGGTTCCACGTGAACGGTTTTCTTTATTTAATGCAGACCGTTTAGCGATCTGTAATTTAGATCCATCATATTTCTTTTGGTAAGATTTATAATTACCATTAGCATATTTGGCTCCGCTATAACTAGACTTTCGAGCCATAAAGTCTCCGTTGTACAAGTTCAGGGTCAACAGTTGGCATGATACTAACTAGCTTATCTAATGGGCTACCTTCAAAGGCGACACCACTGATATCATTTTTTGATAACCAATCACAAGCTGCTTTAAGGTCTTGTGTGGAAGCCTCACCCGATTTAATACGGGCAAGAAATTCCTTTGTGACAAGATTATGCAACTCGTTAAATTGGTCTTCAGTTGCTTTCTTGTTTGTCATTTTGCTTTAGGTTTAGCCTTTGGTTTAGGTTTAGCTGGTGCTTTAATCTCATAACGAACTTCATTAGGTTCATGGATGAGATGTGATTCGTCACGTTCAGCTTGAGCTAATGTTTCGTATTCACCAAGCACTTTATTGGTGTATAGGTCAATGAGTTGATAAGTCATGCGTTAACAGAGTTTGTTTTTCCTTTAGCCTTCTTAGGTTGAAGTTGATAACGATAAGGTTGAGGTACATCCTGACCGTCTGGAGTATGTTTTTTACCTTTTTTAAAATCATCCATGTGTGTTTGATTGACTTTTCTAGACATAGTTAATTCCTCAATACGATTTGATCCAATTTGTTTTCGATACGTATCATATGGTCTTCCATACGTTGGACCATTACTGATAGGTCAGCTTTAGATACGTAGTCTTGCGCTACGTTTAATTCAATAGCGTCAATACGCCTGTCAAGACCACTGATGCGGTCATGTACGTTATTTATTCTGTTGTGTAATCTGTTGTTTAAAGCTGCTCCACCACCTATCAAAGCGATAAGAGCAGTCACAGCTGCTTCCATTATTTAAGAGAGACAATAGGTACAACGTCATGGCAAAGTACTTCTACGCGACTGCCAGGACGAAAGGTAAAACCAGCTTTCATGATTTCTGTACATTTAAGAGCACGTACTAGCTCATAATCCAACCGCATCTTTTGTTCGTGTCTACGTGCTATCTGTTTGCATGTTTCGACCATGCCACCGTCTAACGGTACAGAAAAGCCAAGCTGTACACCAAAGTTTTGGGTACGTTGATACGCATCTGTGTGTACATCACCACCCATATAAAATGGTTGGAATGTCATTGTTGTTCCGTTACAGGAGTTACTACCAGCAAAGACTTGTCTGGAGGGTGCTCCGTTGTTTTGGAACTGCACAGCTTGATTAGTGACGTTACCCGTAGCAGCCGCTACAGGTGACGAAGTATTAGATACCTTTGGATCATCTCCTGCATAAGCTGGGCTTACTGCGAGAAGACTGATAAGGAAGTAGTAGTAGACGTTTGCTCGATGGTTTCGGTGATGTCGATTGTTTCTACGATCCCAGCTGCTCTGTCTACGATCTCCAGTTGAAATGGATCGCCAGCAGTAGTTACTGAAAACGTTGTTGCTGAATTTTCGATTGAACCACTGGGTGTAACGTTGGTTCCAGACCATGATTTATAAGCTCCCCCGTACACTTCTGTTTCAATAGTACGGTCAATATCAATAGTTGTTGTGGTAGTAGATTGCATACTACCTTGTGTAAAATTAGGTGTAACTGATTGAGCTGACACTGGTGCAGCGAGCAATAATAACAAAACTAATTTCTTCATTTGTTCTTCTCTCTAGAGATTGAAAACGTTGCCAAAGTGCCGCTTAAAATAGAAGCTACATAAGTTGGATCCATCTTTTCCATCCATCCTGCATAACTAGCAGTTAAGAGTCCGGCGGACCAGACAAGGACGACGAACTTGATAACTCCCCCTTTTTTGTCATCTTGTTCCATGCTTGTTTAAGTATAGGTTTAAATAAACTAACTAAATGTTTAAACAACGAAGTAGCAATTAAAGTAGCTGCAACTGATACAACAGCTGTAGAAGCTGCAGTAACTACAATTTCAGTACTAGGTACAGGTACTTCAATATCAGTACCGGGTACACTAAACTTCTGTACTTCTGGTGGATTTATTGGTGGAGTGTTTATTACCGGCTTAGGTTTAGCCTTTGGCGGTTCATCTTTAGCGTCAGGCTTAATACCCGGAGGTGGTCTAAGGTCGCTAGGAGGCACCACCAAGGGCTTGTAAGAGGGTATATCTGCCCTTGGTACTTCTAGTATAGGTGCAGGTAATTGAAGCGGTTCAGGGAGCGTTATAGAGGGGAACAGTGGTGGCTCCCCAAGGTTCATTTCTTAACCGGAAATAGACCGTTTTTAATAAACTCAACAGCTTTGTCATCGATATCATTATCGGTTGATTCAACCAATTTAGTAAGCATATCAATGATAAGCAGTTTTACTTTTTCAGACTGTAGGAATGAAAACAAGATTGGACGGATAAGAGTAATCATAATTAATTAAGCAATTTTAGCTTTGCCTGCAGTAATTGCAGAGTTAAGTGGAGCCAAGTCTTCTGTAGTCCAGTAATCTTTAGCAACCATAATTTCTAGGTGTTCTACATTACGACTAACAGTATCTTTCTGTTCGTCAGTAAGTGTTTCAACGGCAACTAGTTCATTAATAAGAGTAACGCTGTCGCCTGCTGCACTGTAGTGTTGTGCAATTTCTGTAGCTGTAAGAGTGTCAGACATTTGATTTAAGAGTTTCGATTTCAGATTTAAGATCTTTGATTGCCTGTACAAGGACAGGAATAAGCTGACCGTAGGCAGCTTCAAGACGATCTGGATTTTCATCCATGACCATCTTCAGGTAATCAGCATTAGATGTAGACTGGGCGGATTGCAGATCTTGAGCAATAAAACCAGCTTCATAAGAACCATCTTGACCGCAACCATCACGTGAGTCCCATTTGAATTTAACGGGACGTAGAGTATCAATAAAGTCAAGACCAAGTGGTAGGTCTTCTACTTCAGTCTTGTCACGACCATCAGAGAGGCTACTAATTGTTTGAACGTTACAGCGCAGGGCGGTGATATTGGTATTGCCTAAAGTAACAGTGTTATCTACTGTTGCAGAGCTTACATTTGCCCCTTTACCAATACATATGTTGTTGTCACCTGTTGTTAAATCTTCACCAGCATGTTCCCCAATCAAAACATTACCAGAACCGTCGGTTAGGTCTTCTGCGACTTCATCACCTAGAAGTACATTGCTAAATCCAGTTGTTACATTGTGCCCCGCCTTTAAACCTATTGCTACATTCATCCAGCCCGTAGTACATGACGACAAAGCCCGGTCGCAAATCCCAACATTCCAGTATGCGGTAGTGTTGTCTTGAAGAGCTGTAGGACCAATAGCTACGTTATAAGAGCCAGTGGTATTGGCGTGAAGAGATTTATGTCCGGTAGCTGTGTTGTTAGAACCAGTGGTGTTATTTTTTAGAGCTTCGTATCCGCTAGCTACGTTATTACTGCCAGTGGTGGCGCTAAAAAGGGCTTGATCACCAATAGCCACATTGGCGTTAGCAGTGGTGCTGCTATAAAGAGCGTAAGAACCTACAGCGACCTGCGTATAACCTTCAGTATTAGAAAGTAAAGCTTCCCTGCCTATTGCGGTATTTCTAAAACCTGTAGTATTTGTCTTGAGAGAACTATACCCAACGCCTGTATTGTCAGCTCCAGTGGTGTTAGATTTAAGAGCGTAATATCCGTTGGCTGTGTTATTAGAAGCAGTGGTATTAGCTTCGAGAGCGTAATATCCGGTAGCTGTATTGAAAGACCCAGTGGTGTTTGTATAGAGAGCAAAGGCTCCACTAGCAACATTCTTAGTGCCAGTGGTAGTTGACCCGCCAGAAGCGAGGCCATAAAAAGTATTATTTCCTGCTGTAGCGTATCTTCCGCTAGCGTATCCGACAAAAGTATTGCTACCAGCAGTAGTCTGCGCTGTTCCGGCGTAGGCTCCTATAATTACATTGCTTGTGCCGCTTGTTATAGCAGTACCCGCACTTGTGCCAAAAGCTGTATTTAAAGAACCACTTGTTTCTGAATCAAGCGCACCTGTTCCAACACCTAAACTATTAGCAGCAGTTGAATTATCGGACAGCCCACTAAATGCAACAAGATCGATATTACCGTTAGTTGAGTTATAAGTAAGGACTGAACCGTCTGTTGCGCCAGACTGAAGTCCAGGGATGCGGAGACTGGTGATGCTGCTATTACCTAAGGTAATCTCGTTAGAAACCGTAGCTGAACTTGAGTTAACATCATAACCAATAACAATATTATTAGCGCCACTGGTTAAGCTACTTGCGGAGTTGTACCCAATAGCAATGTTTTGACTTCCAGTTGCGTCTTTAAGGCTATAGTTACCGATACCTACCGAAAATTCACCTGTCTGAACATCTTCGCCAGACTGCACCCCGATAAAAACATTATGCCCACCAGTCGTTAAAGTTTTTCCAGTTTCTGTGCCTAGCAGAATATTACTACCACCAGTCGTCAAGTTAAACCCAGTTTCAAAACCTCCGATGGCAATGTTGGAATAACCAGTGGTGTTGCTCTTGAGAGCATTACTCCCGAAAGCTACGTTCTGAGTGCCAGTAGTGTTTGAGTAAAGAGCTTGATATCCACTAGCTACGTTGTTAGAGCCAGTGGTGTTTAGCTGACCAGACCCATTGCCATAAAAACTATTTTGAGAACCAGTCGTGTTATTTCTTCCACTAGAATAACCAACAAAAGTATTATTTATGGCTGTTTGCTGAGTGGCTCCAGCCATTGCACCTACAATTGTATTGCTGCTTCCAGTTGTCACCGCATCCCCGGCACCCCAGCCAAAAGCTGTGTTTAAAGAACCAGTCGTTTCCGAATCAAGTGCATTTGCACCAACGCCAAGACTGCTAGCTGCTGTAGAAGTATCGGAAAGTCCACCAGAAGCTACCCAATCATAATCACTACCATTCCAACTAAGTACTTCACCAGTAGCTGCAGTTGATCTATTTAAATGGGTATCAACGCTAGAATCTGAATAACCAGCTGCTGCTGTAATCCAATCATAATCAGATCCATTCCAGCTAAGAAGTTCACCACTACTTGCAGTGGATTGGTTTAGGTGTGCATCTACATCACTATTTGCATAAGCAGTAGCTCCTGTTGCAATACCATTTAGCTTGGTATGATCCGCATCAGTAAATACGTTAGAATCTGTAGCTGCTTCAACTGCTGTCCTAATTTCAGCATTAGTTTGATCGGCTGTTGCTCCAGTTTCAATACCATCTAGTTTCGTACCATCAGTTGCTACATCACGTCCATCAACAGTACCAGTAACAGTAATGTTTCCGTTAACAGCGTTTGTACCTGTTACAGTAATACTACCGTTAACTGCTAATGTTTCAGCAATTTGATCAACTGTTAGTACAGTACCAGCTTTAAATTTACCAATATGATCAGTACTTGATTGCCAAACCTTACCACCACTAAGTTGTTTTACTTGGTTTGCTTCAATAGCTACACCACCATTATCAGGGTGATCACTATAGTCAGTACCTACGCCAACATATTCAAATGTATGACCACCAGTACTAATATATGAACGTAAAGCAAAAGTAACTGCAGTATTAGAAATTGTTTGTGACAATGCTGGTGTAATAGTTACATCCCAGCCAGAACCATTAGCAACACTACTAACCACACCATAATCATTACCGTCAACGGTAAGCATCATGTGATCAAGAGGACGGCTTACAGTGCCGTGGAAACTACCTGCACTTGTAATAGCTCCAATAGTTACTGTAGTAGCACCAGAACTAGCTGCACTAGCAGTAGCTGAAGCAATTGCTGTAGGACTCTTGCCTTCTGCAATAAGACCATAACGACCAAAGTCAGTTACACAATTGCTAAGGTTAATCTGTCCACCATTCTTTGCTTTAGCGTGGTAATGACAGAAAGTACCAAAGAACGATACTAGCTGTGCATAACCATTATTAGTAACAAGGATACCTGGACCATCAAGAGTAATCTGTGTAAATGCATCGACAACCA